TGTACTGCCGGTGATCCGGCTCGACCGCCGGGTCATACGCAGGCCGATGGTCCACGTCATAGAGCTTCCACTGACTGCGAGGAATGCCGTGGGCGATCAGGACGCGAGCTCGGACCCGTTGCCACGTCCTGTCGTACCCACGGCGCGCAGCCGACGGTCTGTTGTGGTTGGATGAAGAAACCGGAACTGCGGGAGCGTGCTCCTCGCAGTATCCGGTAAAGGAGAGGTTGGGGCATCCTGGGTGCTTACACGGTCGTGGTGGTCGCTTCGGCACCGCTACTCCTTGTAGGTGCTCTTTCGAGCAGTTCGTCACTGCACCCGCACGGTGCAACCTACTCGGAGTATCCTTCCATATCTTGTGCCGCCTCAATGAAAAGTGCGGTAGATGTGCGGAAGTCCGCTATATGTAGCGGACTTATGTGTTGGCGCTCTCGACAGGAGGTCTCCCGATCCTCGTGGCTTTCTTGTCCTGCATCTCGCTGGTGTTCCACGCCTGGTCACACCGCCGACACACCCGAACTCGCCAGACAACATGGTCTGTTACTTCAGTCCGGCGGACGAAGCTCTTCTTGTGTCCGCAGTGTGGGCACCTCACGCGCGCACCTCGTCCACATTGCGCTGGATCGCCACGAACTCGATCACCCACACCCACGGATTCATCGCCCACGAGTAGCCGCGCTTTGCGTTGATGGAGTCCCACAGCTCCGCGAACCCTGGACGGTAGCCCTTTGGCTTCGCGTGCGTGACACCGGGTATTGCATCCTGAATCCAGAGCGGCGCACCTTCTGCTTCGGCCTCCTCCTCGCTGATGTCCTGCACCCGCTCCACGCTCGCGTCTGTGATGTGAAGCGTCAGGCGGGAAGCCCACCGGGGCGTGTAGATCGACGGTGTCCAGCGCACCGAAGCGTCGGGATCATCGGCCCGGTAGATGACGCGCATACCTTCTGCGACGTAGTGAGTTTCCCGAACCCACAGCAGGTCACCAGGCTGGCCGTAGGGGCATCGTCCGAGCACCTGACTGATCGCTCCTCCAATCATCCACCGACCGTCTTCCGATCGCGGACCCAACAGCCCTTGACCGGGCTGCGGCTTCAGCACCCGCCGCGTCTGGGTCTTGCGCCCCGCCAGGATCGCCTGCACCATCGGGCCGCTCATGAGGATCGGTCGAGCCTTCATGATTCGCTCACCTGGTAGTTTCGGGGCGGATGCACCATGCGATGCCAGTCCGTCTCCCGTGGTGAGAGCTTCCGCAGCTCCTCAACCGCTGCGTCAAACGCCCTGCACGCTTCGTTGTGCCGGTTGAGCGCATCCGTCCTGCGCCGGCGTGCCTCCTGCTCCTCGCTCTCCGCATCCTGCAGCGCGATCCGGGTGGCCTCCACCGCCTCGCTCAGTTGCCGGATATCCGGCTGCTCCTGCTGCTTGCTCGTCATCCGAACCTCCTCGCCTCTGCCGCGCGGCCGGCGATCGTGCGGAACTGCTCGAGGGCGCGCTCCATGTCTTCGTCTGTCCACCCGGCGTCGTCGGTGATCTGTTTCGCCCCGGAGGGAGCCCGAGCACGGTCGAGCTCCGGATACCCGTCTTCGGCCTCGACCAAGAGCTCGTTGAGCGTTGCTACCAGCGGCAGAAAGCGTTCCTTCTCGACGACGAGTCGGTAGACCAGATACCGCGTTCTCGGCGATCTCCGCTCGGCCCAGCGCTTGATCTCGTGTTTCTGCTGCCTGGTGTACTTCTTGCCGCCGAAGTAGTCTTCAAGCCGTTTGCCAAACTCCTCCGCAGTCGAAAAATCGTCGATGCTCATGCTGTCCTCCACGCCTCAGCGTCCTCGTGCTCTGCTGCCAGAGCGGTCACGACCTGGTCCCACCGCGAGGTGAGACCGCTCGGAGTGAACGGTGCGTTGCGCCAGTACTCCGAGCTCCCACGGCTGCGAAGGGCCATGAACTGCGAGAGCAGAGCGTTCGCCAAGGTCACGTCGTTCTCGAAGACAGCGGTGTCGCGACGGAGCGCGCGGGTCTTCTTCGCCAGCGTCGTAAGTTGTCCGCGCTCTTTCGCGACGTTGCCCCAGGTACTGGGCGGCTGCACATCGACGAAGCGTTGCTGATAGTGGTTCGCAAGGGAGTCTTTGAGAGTCGAAAGCGGTGCGACAGCGCCGCCGCCCTGAGGCGGCTTCTCCTGCTCGTTGTCGTTGTCGTTGTCGTTGTCGTTGTCAGGGCGACACTCTGAAAGGCTATCATAGGCTATCGTAGACTCTGATTCGGTTGCCTCCTCCTTTATATGTGTATCCGAACCGTCGAGCTCACGAGCGACCCACTCCGGCAGACGCTTCCGGCCGGCCTCGATGCCTCGTCGCACCTTCGGATTGTCGAACACAGCCTTGTAGTTCAGCAGCAGCACCCACCCGTCTCGGTACGCAGCGAGCCCGATCTCCTCGAGTCGGCTGAACATCTGCTTCAGCATGCGGGAGTCGATGCCCGTGTGGAGCGATATCTCGTCCAGGTCGAGCTCATACGCACCGCAGAGCTCCGTGTCCTCGTTCGTGATGAGGTAGAGGTAGAGCAGCCGCTCGAGCGGGTCCAGTTGCTTGAACTTCCGGCTCTTCCTCCAGATCGACGTCTGTACCATTCTCTGATTCGCCATAGATGCCCCCAGTTTCTCAGTAGCCCGGGAGAAGCGGCACCGCCTCTCCGTTCGTGTATGCCTTCTGCACCGCCGGGATCGCGGTCTCCGCGACCGTCTTCCCGCCCGGCATGACGATGTGCGCGAGGAATTCCTCGTCGAACTCGGTGATGCCGGTGTCTACCGCCTCGAGCTTCGCCTTGATCGCCAAGGCGAGCGCGCGCCAGCGTCTTCGCACCTCCTGATCGTAGGCGGAGTTCACCGCGTCGCCCTTCCGCCGGCGGCCCGTGGGTGTCGTGACGAACTCAGGAGACTGCGGATCCGGGAACGGCAGGATGAACCGGACGTGGCGAGCATTCGCTTCGAACGCGATCACCGCGCGGTCCTGCCGGATTCCGTACATGAACCCCTCCGCACCGTAGCGCTCGAGCACCCGCTCGATCTCTGCCTTGCTGCGCTCCACCGGAACGCTCGTGTTCTCTGCGTAGCTCACGCGCTGTGCTCCTTCTGCTTCTCTCCGAGCGGCCGCACCTCCCGCTCCTGGTCCCCGTGCACCACGAGCGTCATATCCGGCCGCAACGTGAACGCCTGCTCGTGCGGTCCACTGATCGCGAGCATCCCTGTGCGTGTCACCATCGCGTCGGCCCGCTGGAGGTGACCGTCCTCGCGCACGTACACCCGCCCGGATCGCGTGACCTCGAGCTCGTAGCCGAGCCCCGTCACGTACACCGCGTTGAGATAGACCCATCGCTTCATCGCTCTCCTCCTTTCGGCTGCACGTAGAGCAGCGGATTGTGCCGGCGTCCGGTCGCGTCCATGAGCTCGAAGTGAAGGTGTGCGCCGCGGCTCTGCCCGGTGCTTCCCACCCGCCCTATCACCTGCCCGGCTCGCACCGACCATCCGGTGTGCACGCGCGTCTCGGAGAGGTGCGCGTAAAGCGATCGCCAGCCGTTCGCGTGCTCGACCACGACGAGCCCGCCGTAGACGTCGTGCCCGCGGAAGTACCCGTCGGGCGCCGGCCAGTGCTCGACGACCTCGCCGTCTGCGATCGCAACGACCTGGGCTCTCCACGTCGCCGCGATGTCGACGCCCTGGTGATAGCGTTCGATCTGCAGGATCGGGCTGATCCGGTAGCCGTAGGGACTCGTGAGCGTGAGGTAGTCGGTCTCCGCGATCGGAAACGTGTAACGCGACGTGGCGACCTGCTGCGGAGGAGGCGCGCTCTCGGCGCCCCCGGAGCGTGGCTCGGCCTCAGAGAGCGTCGCCGCGAGCTCGGCCTCGAGCGCCTCGATCTCGGCTCCCTGCCGCACCGAGCGCTCGAACAGGATCATCGCGAGCAGGAGGAGCACGATGCATAGGAGCAGCACCGCGGCGATCATGGGTACGTCGCGCCTCATGACTCTACCATCCCCCAGGAGGCGAGAAACATTCCGCCTGCCGACAGGATCGAGAGCACGAGAGCGAGCCAGATCGGCACCGCTCGAACCCCGCCCGCGTAGAGCGCCACAAACGCGACGAGCACCGCGACCAGCAGTGCCGCGCCGGCGGAGAAGATCGACACCGCCGGATTGCGCTTCCATTCACCGATCATCGCTCTATCCCTCCCTCGAGAGCCGACGAGAGCTCCGCGGTCGCCTGGTCGAGCCCCTGCTCGACGGTCTGCCGCAGCTCCCGCTCGTGCATCGCTTCCTCTGCCCAGCGCGCGTGTCGCTCCTTCGACTCCTCGAGCGCGAGGCGCACCCGGTCGAGCTCGTCCTTCACCGCCTGGCGCGTGCGCTCCATGTGCACGACGTACCGCGCGAGGAACTCGAGCGAGCCCCCGATAATGCCGTCGCCGGCGGTGGCGAACGCCTGCTTCACGTCCTTCCGCTTCATCTGCTCCATCTGCTTTCGAATCTCTGCGCTCGGCATATCTACCCCTGTTCTTGGTCTTCGAACGTCTCGATGTCGTCCGGCCCGAGACGGTCGTGGATGTACACGTCGCCTGTCAGGCTCGTGCTTGCGTGTCCGATGTACTGGGAGACGGCTTTCAGGCTGCTCCCTGAGAGGAGCTTCTCGGTCGCGTAGTAGTGCCGCCAGCTGTGCGCTCCGTAGCTCTTGCCGAGAACGCCCAGGCACGAGTTGCGGATCGGGTCCGAGATCTCTCGTCGGTCGTACTTGCGGCCGCCGCGAGTCTCGAGGAGATATGTCTCTCCGTTGAAGAACGCCCTCGCCCCTTCGAACTCCGCTGGGCGCCAGTAGACAGTCCGCTCCCGGTCGCCCTTGCCCGAGATTCGAACGGCATAGAACCCCTGCCCGCGCCGGCAGTCGGCGAGCCGTATCCCGGCGAGCTCGCTCACGCGGAGCCCACTGGTTGAAAGGAGCTTCACGAACCACTTCACCCGCTCGGACACCGCGTCGGATGCGAGCAACGCCGCACGCTCATCGCGCGTAGGGACCTCGTCGAGCGGGACCTCGATCGACGTGCGCTTGCCGGGCTTGATCTCGTCGATCTCCTCCTTGAAGCGAAACCGATCGATCACCGTCATCGTCTCCGCGTTCGTCAGGAGCACCCGCCAGAGCCGGTTCTTCGCGCCCTTGATCCGCTTCGCGATCGTCTCGACCGCGTACCCCTTCTCCTTCAGGTAGTCGAGGTACTCCCGCAGCGCGTCCACCGACATGTCGAGATTGCGTGCCTCGAGAAAGCGGATGAACAGCCGGGTGTCGTCGACGTAGGAGTCTCGGATCGCCAGCAGCGCGTCCCGGTCGTATTTCATGTCATACCACCAAGTATGTCATGCTTGGGGTGCGAAACCGCCTCAGAGGAGGGTTTCAGCGTTTCCGACGGCGGGTGCGGAGCGGGCATCCAGTGAGACGCTCGCCACTCATACATTGCACAAGAGTCAAAGAACGCCGATATTCTCGCCGAGAAGAACCCGCCAGCGATCGAACGGTGGATCTCTGGAATCTCGGGTGAGTCGACGACGAACACGACTGCTTGATGATGTTCCGGGAGAAGTTCCTTCGCGCTGATCCAGCCGACCGGTACTATGACCCTGTCCGTCTCCATCTCGCTTTCCCTCATCCCTTCAAATCTCCATTCCTCTGCATCGGATAACTGTTCTTCTGAGGGGTCTTTGCAGCCTGCGCCTTCCGGGCATTGTGCAGAGCGTGCTGCAGGGTCCGGCGCTCTTCGCCTGGTACGTCGTCAATCGTCGCGACATAGCCGCCGGTGAGACCACGCTCGATCGTGAGCTCGGTGTGCTCGCGCATGATCGCGCGGACCGCCTTCTCAACGGACGGGATCGGTTCGCCCGACCTGCCCGGGAGCGCGGCTTTCCACTGCTCAAGGCATCCCTCCGACTTCACCAGATGGTTGACCTGCCCCACCGACAGCCCATGCCGCTCTGCGATCTCGGCGACCTTCAGCCCCTCCTCGCGGTCGGTGATGAGCTCCTGGACGTCGACGCCGATCGTGTTCGCGAGTCGTGGACGGCCGGTCATTGAATCACCTCATCTGGCCAGACGCCGAGGTGCGAAACGGTTAGCTTCAGCGGGTCTTTCCCGGCGAGCTTCACGTCGGCTTTCTGTAGCGCGTCGAGCAGGTCTTTCGCCTTCACGGCGTATCGGAAGGTCGTGAGCGCGTGGTCCTTGCTCGGAAACCACTCACCCTCGATCAACCACATGCTGTCGGGTCTCACGATTCCCCCTGGAAGTGTCGCCGGCCGTTCATCGGAGCACCTCGTCGAGCGGAGTCGCCTTCAGCCACGCCTCACGCTTGACCACGCGGACGCGCTTGTCTCGGTACTTGTCGTTCATGAATGCGTACCAATCCTCGCCGCGCTCCATCCAGAGCGTCTCCTGGTAGTCGCTTCCGTCCACCAGCTCGCCATTGACGTACACCTCTACCGGCACGAGCCTCGTCTGGTTGAATGCCGTGAAGGGTTCGATCTTGCGGCCGATCATGTCGCCACCTCGTCCACGTTGCGCTGAATCGCCACGAACTCGATCACCCACACCCACGGATTGCTCTCCCACGCGTAGCCACGATTCTCGTTGATCGAATCCCATAGCTCCTTGAATGGCGTCCGCCAGTCCTGGTAGCTCCGCCCGTCAGGGTCCGGGCCCGACACCACGTATTGTCGAATGCCCTCGGCGCGACATTCGGCATCCGTGATTGTGTTGATCCGCTCCACGCGCACGTCTGTGATGTGGAGCGTCAGGCGGGAAGCCCATCGCGGCGTGTAGATCGACGGTGTCCAACGCACCGAAGCGTCGGGATCATCGGCCCGGTAGATGACTCTCATACCTTCTGCGACGTAGTGAGTTTCCCGAACCCACAGCAGGTCACCAGGCTGGCCGTAGGGGCACCTTCCGATCACCTGACTGATGGCTCCACCGATCATCCACCGACCGTCTTCCGATCGCGGACCCAACAGCCCTTGAGCGGGCTGCGGCTTCACCACCCGCCTTGTCTGCGTCTTTCGCCCGTCGAAGATCGCCCGGACCATCGGTCCGCTCATGAGAATGGGACGCGTGGTCATCTCTCCAGCTCCTCGAGCAGCGCGTCCGTCTGGTGCACCGCGTACTCTACTGGTGACCGGCCCTCCATCTTGAGCAACGCGATCAGATCCGGGGTCTTCAGAATCGCAGCCAAACACTCTTTCGCGATCGTATATCTACGCGCTTGCCGCTCGGCCGCGATCGCCGCCCTGACCTCCGGTATCACGTCTCCTGGATGCTTCATGCCTCTACCCCCTCCGTCTCTTTGCGGATCTCTTCCCGCAGCGCGTCGAGCCACTCGAGCACGCGCGCGAGCGTCGCAGCGTCCCGACACCGCACGTTGAGCGTTGTCGAGTTGATCGCGGCGACCGATATGTCCTCCGTCTGTCTGCGGCCCTTCACCCCGATGCCGTGCTTCTGAGCGCGGTTGATGAGCTGCCCGGCTGTCATCTTCGCCACGTCCTTCTTCCGCACGACACCGTCTCCCACCAGGGAGCCGCTCAGCTTCACCGCGTCGCACTGGTGCGAGATCCACGACGTCGAGCGCCCGATGAGCTTCCCGATCTGCGACCGCGACAGTCCGTGACTCTTCCGCAGCTGCTCGAACACTTCGACGTACTCGAGAGCGCTCATCTGCTTTCGCTGTGCGTTCTCTACGATCTGAATGACCGTTCGGTCCTCGTTCGTGATGTCGTCGTTGATGTAACAGGGTATGGTCTGCTCGTTTCGTGCCTTCATCGCCGCCAGGCGCCGGTGACCGGCGACTACCTCGTAGGTCTTCAGCGTTTTGTGCCGGACGATGATCGGCTGCAGCAGCCCGTGTTTCTCGATCGAGTCCATGAGATCGCCGAGCTCATCATCCGACTCGATCCGGACGTTGCTCGCCGTCACGATCTGCTCAATCGCGAGCTCCTTCACCCTCATGCTCGCCCCTGCTCCGCGTGCCGCACCGCCGCCGTTGCCGCGCGGATCATGTCGAGCGACGGCTCGATCTCTATGTCCCCCGCGTAGATCGCCACCGGGAGCCCGCCGAGCACGTCCGCCTCGAGATACTGGCCCTGGTAGTGAAACCCGACTCGCTCACCTGCCTGCGGCATGCTTCTCTCCTCGTGCTGCCTCGAGGCGCGCCGGGTCGACGGGAAGCCCCGAGAGGTTCCCGTGCTCGGCGTACCATTCGGCCTCTTCCACCGCCGCGAGCAGCTCGCGACGCTTCGGCCCGATCGTGTGCTCTGCTATGCCCCGGATCGCTCCGGAGAGGTAGCCGAACGCGCCGGCGTACCGGTTCAAAGTGCTGTCCATGCCGCCTCCTGGCTGAGCGCGTACTCCTGCCACGCTCCGATCGCATCGCTCGGAGTCTCGCGCTTCCACGCGCGGGCGCCGCAGAGCCGACACTCGCACCACCACTCGCCTCGGTAGCCGATCGTGACGATCTGATCGCTTCTGCACGTAGGGCATGCGTTGAGTAGTCCGGTCTGCTGCGGCGCCGCGGTACTCATGCCACCACCAGCCCAGGGACGCCAGCGCGCACGAACTCGCCGATCCGTTTCATTGCCTCGAGCCGCCACGAGCCGCCGTCTGCCTCGAAGAGCGCGAACTCTACGCCGCGCTGGCTCTTCTTCATCCGGAACACGAACAGTCCGGTCGGCTGCTCGATCTCGCGGAAACTGCGGAACGGCCGGAGGGAGACGATGGACTTCGCCTTTTCACGCTCCTCCTCAGAGGAGAGCGTGCGTCGCAACACGGCGGACTGCGAGATCCCATCGTCGGAGAGATTGATCGACTCCTCGTCGACGACCTTGCTCGCGTAGTCCACCAGGGACCGGAAGTCCCCGGCCTCTCGGTCGAGAAGCGTGTACGCGTCGATCAGGAACGTCTCCTGGTCCATCCAGTTGCCGAATGGGAACGCCTTCAGCGCCGAGTCAAGCTCCGCCTTCGCGATGACCGGCCGGGTCCGCGTCTTCGACGACTCCGGGCCGTAGACGGTCACCCGGGCCGGACTGTCGACCACCGCGAGGAGCTCGTCGGTCGTGAACGGTGCGTCGGCCTCGAGGTACGCCACGAGTCCCTGCAGCGTCAGTACTCCGATGCACCCCGGTTGCGGATCCCATGTGATCGGCGTCAGCTTGCCTTCGAAGTAGACCCAGCGCTTCTCGTCCTCAGTGACGATCTGAGGGAGCTGTCCTTGACGAGCAAGGTCCGCGATTGCATGGACTGCGTTTCCATTCATGTTCGTGTCACCGTTCATCTACGCCTCCTTCTCCTGGGTCGCGGCTTCGAGCTGCTCCTGAAGTGTGAGCTGCTTTGCGTTCGATACCTTCGCGACCGGCCCGTTGTCGCCCATCGAGACGAGCATGAAGCTCTTCGTCGGCTTGGACCGGCTGAGCTTCGTGTCGATGTCGGTCTCCATGACGACGCTCGACCTCTCGTCGTCCGGCTTCAGCTTCAAGCGCATGACGATCTCCCGAGTCGCTTCCGCAGGCTTCGCGGGATCCGCGATGTCTCGGACGACACGCGCGAGCGCTGCGTTGAACCGATCCTCGAGCGCGCCCATCACCGTCTGCATGGTCACGTTCACGTAATCACCTGGCATGTTGCCTCCTTCCCTCGTGGGGTATGCACCCGACGGGACTCGAACCCGCTGATCGACTTCGCGCGGAGTGACGGAAGGAGGGGACCATCGCCGTCGCCGCGGAGCTTCACCGCCAGGTAACCCGCGGGGAGCGCGGGCCTCGAGTGCAAGTGCGGGCCTCCCACCCGCCGGGACGCGTTGCGCGCCTCTGCCGACGATTGGAGGTATCCACCAGTCAGAAGGAGGCTGACTTCTGCACGCGAGCGCTCCCACGAGTCGGCATCGCCGGCGCTGCGCGTGTTCATTCTCTGTTCGATGTGCTCTGCATTCACCACGACTGCAGTTCCCCTTGTGATCGCGACGCCTCCCAGTCGGCTCGCCGCGATCGTTGCCTACTCCATTCGATCGATCACCACGACCGCGAGCGGCGTGCCGCCCGCTGCGTGATACCACTTGCTCGCCCGGATCTCGGCGACCTGCCGATCGTCCTTCCAGACGCCGTACTCGCTGAGCGCGTCCATCACCGCCTTCAGCAGGTTGTCCAGGTCCGGCACGTTCACATGCGGCTCGTTCGCACCCGCCCCCAGGCGCTTTGGGCGCGGGAGCTCGAACGTCACGTCGAGCCTGATCGGCGCCGCGATCCCGCGCGGGAGCCTCACCCGCATCGCCTGGCCGATGATCGCCGCCTTCCAGCCCCGGCTTTTCCCGTCGTCGTGCACGCCAGCCTTCCCGTTCGGCCGCACGTAGGCGCGCGGTCGGGACTGTGCGACCGGCTTCGCGCAGACGGTGAGCTCGCCCAGGAACCGCCACTCACCCACGTTCGCGCTCCTGCTGGACGATCCGGCGCGAGAACCGCACCGTGCGCGGTCCCTTCCGGATGTAGTCCGCACCCTCGACGTAGTAGCCGCGATGCACGCGAGCTCGGAGCGTCGTCTTCGCGACGCCCGTGAGCCGCTCGGCTCGCTCGTAGTCGAGATCGAACTCCGGCCCCTTCCACCCGTCGGTCTCCCGATACCGCTCGACGACCCGCTCGAGGTATTCCGTGGGCACGTCGAGAAGACGTGACGCGGCGATCAGAGCGTGGTCGTCGACGGGATTCATGCGGTCGCCTGCCTCACGAGCAAAACTCCTCATAGAGCATGTCGATGAACGCGTCCCGATCGTTCTTCGTCGTCGTCGTGTGGAAGTCTTCGTAGTACTCATGCTCTTCCAGCCAGGTGTTGATCCGACGCATCGTTTTCTGTGCGTGGAACAACCATGTTGGGTACTCGCTGAACGGCTTCGGCTTCGCCAAAGGTTCGTTGCCGGAGCGGTACTGCGAAAGCGGAACGCCATGCGCACCGACGATCCCGACAACCTGGAGCAGCTTCGTCATCCGCTTCGCCGAGATCTCCGGTGCAAACACTCTCCCGAGCACCGTTCGCACGTAGTACTCCTCTGAGTCCTTCATCCGGCGCGCTGAAGCATCGGCTACCTGTCGAAGCCCTTCAGCCATCTCCTCGTTTCGAGCTTGCTGCTCGGCGCGGAACTGTTCGTTCTCGTGTCGCAGTTGCTCTATGGCGAGGGCCATCGCGTTTTGTGTCGCCTGGAGGTAGTAGGACACCTGCTGATCGGGAGGAAGGGACGAGGGGTCGAAGGGATGCTCGCCCGGTGAAAAGAGCTCTCTGTTCACAGGAACCTCTCCTTCACCGCTTCGAGCCAGTTCTCAACGAGCTCGACGAGCCCCTCAAAGTCCTGCTTCATCACCCGAACCGACTCCGGCCGCAGCTTCAGCGCCGGGATCTGCATGCACTCTCGCGTGAAGAACTCTCGCGACCGGACGAGCGTCTGGTGGACTACCTTCGTAGACTCGGCATCTTTGAAGAGCTCGGTCTTCCTCGCCTCCAGCCGCTGGAGATCCCGGAGCGCCGTCTCCACGCGCTCTTTGTCCGCCTCGAGCTTCCGCAGCTTCGCGAGCTCCCGCTCTTTCTCCGCGATTGCACGTCCGGACGCCTCGATCTTCGCGGCGTACATCTTTTCGCGCTCTGTTGCCGCCTTGAGCGCCCGCTCGAGCTCTGGATCGTTGCGGTACTCGGGGACGGGATCAGGATCTTCGTCGAGGACGGGAGTGATATCGGGCGCCCGCTGCGGTTCCGTTGGAGCCGACGTCTGGACGTCTTCGGACTCCGCCGGCTCGTCCTTCGGCTCCGCGAGGAGGGCGACGGCTTCGCGGAGGCTGGAGGCCCCCAAATCGGCCACGCGTGACCGATTTGCATAGACCTGCATGTACTTCCGAGCGTGCCGCTCGCTGAATACCAGGTTCTGTTGAATCCACGGGAGCCACTCGCCGTGCGCGACATCTGCCTTCGCCTGGGTCAGTAGCTCCCCGATCCTGATCGCTCTCTGAACGGCACGCGTCATGTCGCCGGTCATGAGCGCGTACTCGTCGTTTACCCGGGAGGCGATCTCGCCAAGATCGTCGTGATCTACAAGCTCGAGATTCACTGCGCGATTTCCTGTTCGTGTTCCTGCTCACGGGCCCGCTCGAGCATGTACGCGATCTGCTGCCGCAATGAACGCTTTTCTCGCCGGGCGATTTCCTTGAGCTCGCGATGCAAATCGTCGCTCAGCTCAACGTTCACCCTGACTTCCTCACGCACCTGCTGGGTTACTTCTTCTGCCATGCGGAATATAGTAGCACCCGTTGGGTGCTATGTAAAGCATAATCGGCACAAAACTTGCACAGTGGGTTCTGTGGCGCTATAATGGGTTCTCGTGGGGGACCAACAATGCCAAGGAAACAGAGTGTCAATCTGAAGGAAGAGGTCTATGAATGGGTGAAGACTCGCGCTGAGAGGCACGGCATCACTCTATCCGGCGAGATCAATGTGCTACTTTCTGACTTGATGCACGAGATGGAGCAAAGCGAGAAGAACGCCGGCGAGCGCTCGGAACCTGCGCCCACATTCAAACCGGATCGCGAGGACGTCGGAACGTAATCCCTTTTCCTTCTCGGAAGGGAATGGAGTTTCGTACAGATAGCAATTGAGAGTGTTTGGTAGTAGGGGAATACCCTGAAGGAGAGATGGATGAAGAGAGTGCTGGTTGCGGTGATGATCGTGTTGACGATTGGATCGATGACGTTTGCCCAGGAGGCGGTCGCCCCCGGACGGATTCTGGAGGCTCTCCGGGAGATTGATGGCATCGAATCGAACGAAGAGAAGGCCGTCGCGCTTACGCGCTACATCGCCGTCCTATCAGCGCAATTGGGGGCTTCTTCAAAGGAGTCAGCTCCGGAGACAAGCTCGACGGAGACTACATCTGGATTCCGAGGAGTAAGCTGGGGAGCGAGTGAGGCGGCGGTAATTGAATCGGAGGGGGAGCCCGACCGCACCAGCGGCGGAAGCCTCGTCTACCCGGTTCGTGTCTCTGGGCTCGATGCAATAGCCTTCTTCGATTTCATCGATGGCATGCTTGTGAGTGGAGGGTACTCGATCGTTGAGGAACATAGCAACCCGAACCGATATGTTTCCCAATACCGGGACCTCAAGAGCCGCCTGATCGGGTTGTATGGCGAGCCTGACATCGACAGCGAGTCGATTGATCGCCTCTATCGCAGTGACCGAGAGCGGTGGGGACTCGCTATCAGCTCCGGACGGGGTTCGTTCCTCACCAGTTGGGAGTTAAGCCACACGCGAGTAAGCATGCTCCTTATGGGCAACAATTACGAGATCTCGACGCACATCGTCTACGACAGTGTTGAGCACCGAGATCTCATCGAATCTACCCGCAGCGAAACCCAAACCGAGGGACTATGAAGCTGCAAATGGCCATGAGCCTCCGTGACCGCTGCCCGCGGTGCGGAGGCGAGCTCCTGGACGTCACAACGGAATCCGATCAACTGACTGTCCGCACCTACGAGTGCCGCCAGTGCGGCCGGAGGGAGCTGCGGACGTGGGATGAGACTGCCGAGAGCTGGACGTCGGCAGAGCAGGATTGACTACCAAGCCGTCGTCGGCAGCGAACACAGAGGAGAGAGTATGAAGACGACGCGAATCATTGGAGCCGTGTTTCTTGCCTTCGGGATCTGGGTCATCACCTGGGGCACCGGCGGCTTCTTCTTCCCCACCATTGGCAGCGCGGTCGCTGTCCTTGGAGCGCTGTTTGTCATCGCTCCGCGATTCATGAATCAAGTACTGGATGCGAGCGCCAAGCAGCAGCAGGCTCAGCAACAGGCCCAGGAAAGGAGAGCCGCAGGCCTTCCTACTGCCGACGAGGACAAAGCACGAATCTCGGAGATCGCGCGCGGCGTGACGACGCTCGCGAAGCTACAGGCGCTGCAGAAGAAGATAGACCAGGCTCAAGACAAGGCATCGAACGCTCAGACCGATCGAACGGAGCAGAAGTGGGACCATGAGGTCGAGATCCTCGAAGCCGCGGCGGACCGGGCCCGGGACTACGTGGTTGGTTGGCGGACTCGCGACGAGGGCGAGATCTACGACACGGAAGAAGAAGCACGAAAGCACTTGACTGATGAGGACGAGGACGACCCGTGGGAGTGCACGCTCGGAGAGCTGGATGACGAGGAGTAGCAATCGAGGGTCTATCTGAGACTCGGCGAGAACTCAAGAACAGGAGAAGAAGGAGAGTATGAACGAAGTACAGGCAACCACCCAGTATAGGGACTACACAGGCACCGTATCATGCGATGGACACAACGCGGGTTTGCTTAATCGACTGGCGCAAGAAAGCGGAGTCCCTGACGACGTCTTCGCCGTTGGGATTGACATATACGTCGGTGAGGGCGACTACTTCGGTGCCCGGCTCATCGTCGTCGATCGATCGAAGTACGGTGATTCGATTGACAACATCCGTGCGCATGCCGACGCGAACGGGCACCTTGAGGTGCGCTTGATTGATCTGAAGATTGAGCCAAAGAAGCTGCTCGATTACGTGAAGCGGCTGAACCTTGTGGTGAAAAACCGTAACCTGGCAGACGTACCGTTCATGACCGACGACGATCCATAGAAAGTCAGCGCAGCGTCAAGACTCAGAAGCGATCAGTCGCCGGCGACGGCCTCAGGCATCTCGTCCCAATGACGTCCATCGAGCTCGCGACCGGCCCGTTTCTTGTTGACTCCACCCCACTGCTTGAAGAAAAACGCTGCTTCATATCTACGGCAGACGGCACGGACTCCACGCGCCCACTCAGCCTCCATTGGTCTGGCACCGGGACCGGATTCTCCGCCGACGATCGCCCAGTCGATGCCCGAGAGATCGGTGTCGGCAGGTATCGCGGACAGCAGTGGCTCGAACGACACGAACCGAACCTTCGCATCCACTGACTGCAGAGCCTGAATGCGGTGGGTGTACCGAGCAGACTCCACTGTTACGCCCATCCAGATGTTAGGCGTCCAGTTCAGTTTCGCACCGTGCTTTATGAGCTCGATCGGTCGCTTCGTGAGCACCTGAAAGGTGTGCCATGAGGCGCGATTCATTGTATCGAAGATCCTATCAATAACGTCGAAATCAAGCTGTTCGTGGAACAGGTCGGACACTGAGTTGACGAAAATCGTTCGCGGCTTGGTCCAGCGCAGCGGAGCGTCGAAAAGATCCTCGTGAATGGTAAGCTTGAACCCGTCCCGGTAGCGGGGACTCCCCATCGCCTGGAGGCGCTCCGCCATGCGCTCTGCGTAGCAGTGATCACAGCCGTTGGACACGTGGTCACAGCCGGTAATCGGGTTCCAGGTTGAGTCAGTCCACTCGATCTTGCTGTTCTTCATCTCATGCCCCCGTGCAATCTACCATACAAGCGTTTAGTCGACCAGCTCTATCAGGTTGATTCGCTTCAGCTTGATCTTGTCATGCGGCTGGGGCGGGATGACGCGAACCTCATTCTTTCTGCAGAGCTCTCTCAATGCATCGTGCAGCGTAGATCTCTTCCAGTAGGCTCCGAGTAGCCTTCGATAGAGCTGCTCCTTCGTCTTCGGCCCATCCCTGAGTTGGTCGACGAGCCAACTCTCCACCGGATCAGTACCGATGTCGAGATCGAGCTCGAGGCCTTTGTCCGGAGCATCTTTGGCACGCCACACCCAATGATCATTAGGGCCAATGTGCCAAATGGCATCCTTCATCTTCTGTCGCCCTGCATCGTGATTGGTGAAGTGCACAAGGCAGTACTTGATCCCACCTCTTTGGTCTCGCAGCTTCAGCGAGGTGGTCCACTTCACATGAAGGTTACGCCCCAGTATGTCGGTCGCCAGGTCTGCCCTGTGCTCATCATCGAGGGCCGGATCATTGAGGCTCGTCCAGTCCGGTCCCCCGAACAGCCCACTGAGAGTGTCAATCATGCCTGGCGCACGATGCGTCAGAGCCCTGCCCATGTTCGCGTGGCGCCACATCAACGTCAGAAGGATCTCGGTTCGGGGGAGCGCGAGTACTCGGCGAAATAGCTCGGCGTGAAGCTTGAAGCCAAAGGGATCTATGAAAAAGAATGACGGAGCGATACGGTAGGCAGTCCCGTCGTATCGCTCGATTAGCGCGGCGAGCACTTCCTCGGAGTCCGCATTGACCACGTCAATACTGATCCGGTCGCCCGGGAACCCATCGTCCTGCTTGGCATCCTCAACCGATCGTTCCAATGATTCTACGCTCTCGGGATCCGCTTCGACGAAGAAGAACCTGAACTCAGTCTGCATCACCATGGTCGGCAGGTGAGAGTGCGCAAGAAGCGTGTTCAACGCGACGAGTGGACTCCCCGGCTCACCCGACTCGAACCGTCCCTTGCCAGCATAGAGGTCAAAGATTGCGATCCGCCGGTTGCGGGACGACATTATGGGATACCACGCATTGAGGTATGCCTCGAGCAGATGGTGCTTTGTCCGCTGGAGACTATCCCTCTCCTCGAAATGCCGCTCCGTGTACTTGCTCATGAGCCTCGCCTCCCCCGTCTTCTATTCTCGGAGAAGGGCCTGTCTGATCGCGACTGTTTTTTGTGCGGTCTACGCGCGTTGCCTTTCCATGGTCGAGTGTCCACGCCTCATTCGTCTCGCCGCGATGCTTCCCGACCGCCTGGACCTGTCGCTCGAGGTGCCGGAGGTACCCGTCGTGCACGTCCGCTGAGCGGTGACCCATCGCGCCGAGAAGGAACGCACGCGGGAGCCATCCTTCGGTCATGCTGCGGTACGTCACGCGGAGCGCCTGGACGTCGATCTTCCGACCGGCGAGCTCGAACGGCTTCTTCTCCGGGCCGATCCGAACGCGCGTGAGCGCCTTCGCCCACCGCTCCGAGATGTACCGCTGTCGAACCGGCTCCCCATGGTAGAGGAAGAGGAAGTCCTGCGGCTCGGTCGTCTCGATCCACCATCGCAGGAGCTCTACCGTCCGATCCGGGAGCGGGACGAGACGGAACACGTCCGAGTCGCCGTACTTTCGCTTCTTGAGCTCGAGCACCTCGTTGTGGCGTCCAAGCCGGCGCGAGACGACGAGCACCCCATCGTCGAGATAGAGCTGGTGCCGCCCGATCGCGCGACCTTCCCCTGGGCGGAGCCCCGCGTGCAGAATCGTCCGGTAGAGTAGCCCGAACATGACCCCGTGGCCGTCCTCGTCCTCTTCGTAGAGTGCGCTGATCTTCTCGATCGAATCCGGGAAGAGCGCGCGGACCTCCTCCGGCTCGAGCGACGAGCGCCGCGTCACCTTCCGATCTGGCCGGTAGAACTCCGGGATCTGCACGTCGAACCGGTCCCGCTTCGCCTGGCGCATCACGAACTTGTACGCGTCCATGATCTCGCCCTGGTAGCTCGGCGCGTACTTCCCCATCCGGAGCCACTTCTCGATGTTCGCCTCGCGCGTCTCGCCCAGGACGTCGGAGCCGAACTGCTTCTTCAGGATCTCGATGCAGCGCTTCTTCGCGTAGACCGTCTGCTCGGTGAGACCGCGCTGGGAGAGGTACTCGTCGCCCTCCTCGAGGAGCCGGTCCACGTACTGCCCGAAGGTCGGCCGCGTCTCCGCGTCGAGCTGCTCAGCGAGCTCCGGGATCCGCGCCTCCGCGACGTCGCGGCGCTTCGTTTTGAGCGTCTTCTTCCGCTTCTTCCCGGCGGGGTCCCGCCAGACAGCGTACCAGTAACCACGATAGAGCCAGAGACGGAACTCCCTGCTCCCCACGACGTAGGTTTTCTCCATGTGATGCCCCGATCACAGTGTAGTTTGCACCGTTCCCCGGGTCAAATCTGGGTCAAAAATGCAACGAGCCGCTCATGGCGGCTCGTCTGCATCTCGTAACTCGTTACTCTGTAGGGGTTTAAAGTCGGGCTGGGCAGATTCGAACTGCCGACCTCTCGGTCCCGAACAGCCTTTAACGTTGCAATGACGTTGCAATAGTGCCGTTTTCGGCTTCTCCTGCATCCTATCGACACTACGTTTTTGACCTGCAACGGAACCGAGAGGTCGGCTGGGTCAAAAATGGGTCAAATTGAACGCGCTCGGTTTCGACGGATTGGAGACGGTCATGGAGGCGCGAATACCGACTCCAGGAGCCACTCTCCGAGCCGGTAGAGTCCGTACCCAGCGGCCCCGATCGCGACGCCGCGGTACACCCACACTTCAATCCGGAGCGCGAGAATCGTCGCCTCCGACGCCTGCTTGTAGCTCGCGAAGTCGCGCGAGAGCCTGATCGAGGTTGCCGCTGAGCTCGCGAGCGAGATCGAGATCGCCGCCTGTTCCATCCGCAATTGCGCCGCCAAGCTCCTCCAGCGATCGGACCTGCTCTGCCAGGTCTCGAGCTCGCTCCTCAGCTCGCTCTGCTCGTGCAAGGCTGTCGCGAGCTCGTTCTTCAGCGCGACGAGCTCGGTCGACTGCTCGCTGTTCGTCTGCTCGAGCACGGTCAAGCGACTCTGCAAGCTCGCTACTTGTCGCGTCCGCTCTTCGAGCCGCATCTCGAGCGTCCTCGAGATCACGAGCGAGCTGCTCAGCAGACTCTCTATACGCGCGAGCTCGTTCGGCAAGGTCGCCGGACTGCGATCGACTGTGAAGCCACAAACCGCCGAGAGCAAGAGCAGCGCCGAGCCCAACCAGAGCGACCGCGCGCCACGCCTCACGTCGCATCGCCTCCGCCTCTCTTCGCCGCCTGGTCGCGGCTGATCGCCCGCGCGGCCATCGCCGCGGTCAACGTCCCCATCGGAACACCGAGCCCCGCGGCGAACGCACCGACACCGGAGAGATCGATCTCCCCGGGCGAGCGCGCCCAGACGATGATCGGCACCGCAGCAACCACGACCAGGATCGCCAGGTAGACGAGCTTCGTGATGGTCTTCATCGTATCCTCCTCTCTCAGATCTTGAGCAGCCAGTGACTATCGATGTGGAGCGTCGGCCCCTCCCACCCCGGACGCCGGTACTCAGGCAGGGCCGCGCGGGCTCCGAAGTGCGGCCAGAGTTCGGTAATCCGCCATCCGCGCACCTGGGCGTTCACTCGTCTCACCACGTCGCACGAGTCCAGGTAGTGCCGGTCACAGTGCACCAGGAGGTCGGAGAGATCGAGCATGCCGTCTCGGATGATCGGAGGCGAGTCGCCGGCGAGCCAGTCGCGGAGCTCCGGCGTGTGCGGCATGAGCACCTCCGTGTGCGTATGCACGCCGGATGATGTCCCGAGGTCCCCGGGCTTCACCGGGAGAGGATCGCCCTGCCGCATGAACAGATCGATCGCTTCGACATACGGCTCGGCCTCGGTGTGGAACACCTGGAGCTCGAGGCTCAGATCGTCGGCAATGATCCGAAGGAGCGACCCCGCGGCGCCGCCCACGATGGACCACTTCACGCGACCGTCGAACGGCGTCGTGAATCGCCCGCCGCCGGCACGATCGACCCCCAGGTGGATCGGAGAGGCGCCGAGCTCGAGCAGCGTGCGCGACTCACGGAACCCCACGCCGCCGGTGTAGTGTGCACCCGGCCAGTAGGGCATCTTCGCCGGATCGTTGATCGCGAGCCACTGGAGCAGGTCCTCGAGCAGGTATCTCATATGTCGACGCACCCGTCGCTGAGACACCGCGCCGCGAACCGGTAGAACGGCAGGATCGCGTGCGCGAGATCGTGCTGGAACCGCGGCTCCGAAAGCATGTCTACGAACTCCGCCTGTGTAACGATCCGCTGCCGGTCGGAATGCTCCGCGTACCGCGCGACCGTATCGTACTCGGAGTTGATCGTGTTCCTGATCGAGTCGACGACCTTCGGAAGCACGATGTCGTGGACGTACTGCTCGATGTCGTGCCCGACGTAGTCGCGATTCGCAATATCGTTCTCGATGATCTTCTGGACGCTGTTCGACCCGTTCCCGAGGCTCGTCGCGTTGCGAATCACTGAGCGAGCGAACTTGCTGTCCTCGATGTCGGTCATGACCGCAGGTTCGACGCCCTTGCTCTTCACGATCTTGAGGTAGCCGGAGTAGACCAGGCTCGTCACCTGCCCGATGTTCTCAGGGACGTAACGGAGCGCCTTCGCGAGCGGGTTCTTCGGGTTCTTCGCATCGCCGTGCAGGACGAAGGTATTCTTCCCGATCCCCAGCGTCCCGCCGCGCTTCCACATCATGAGGACGATCGCGATGATGACCCCGGTTCCTACTACTGTGATCGGTATCCATACCCATTCTGGCATCGTTCCCCTCCCAGTGAACTCGCCTACGCTTCGATCAGCGCATCGTATCCATGTACGTGATCCGCAATCGGCCCGTCGCCGGTGCCGTGTATCCAGTGTCGCTGTCCCAGGTGCCGATTCCAGAAGAACGGAAGCAGCGGCACCGGGTCGCCACCCGCGACGTACCATGCGAGCTCGGCCCCTGCGACCTTCGAGACGAGCCACCAGAGCGGCCACGTCACGAACCACCAGGGAGCCGGCCCGCCGTAGCTCTCGCCGCGGATCCCGCCGCCCAGGAATACCGACCCGAGTACCGCCGCGACCTCTGCGGTCGCCCCGCCGAGCGAGTGCCCGGTGATTGTGACCCACGACGCCGCGCGGATCTCGTGCCGGAATCGCCAGAGTACGCGGATCGCGGCGACGAGGTAGCCCAGGTGAACGCCGACCACGATGAACGCGAGCGCGTTCGTCCGTAGCCAATCGTTCAACCGCATCGGCCGTTGCACGAACGGCCCGGAGCCCTCGACGTGGATCCTGAGCATCCCGCGGAGGTTGCGGGAGACGTGTACCCGAATGTTCGCGAGGTCGACGGTTTCGGTCACACTTCGCCCTGCCCTTCCTGCGATTCGATCTCGGCGAGTAGCTCGAGCTTACCGACGATCTGATTCAGCCGGTTCTTCATGGCCTCGAACTGCTGCTGCGCCTGCTGGATGTGGGCGAGGATTTGATCACGCTCTTGCTCGAGGGCCACCTTGCGTTCTCCGGTTGTCACGATACCACCCCCACAACCATAGGCGAGGTCATGAAGTACGCCGCCTGCCCGGTCGATTGGTTCTCGTCGAGGTCAGTCTGCGAGCTCTGATAGAGCCCTTGCGCCTCGACCGTGGTACCGTCGCTTCGGGTGATCAGAATCGTCACGATCCCCTTACCCTCGGTCGCCGTGCGGAGCGCCTGGACGGTCTGCAAATCTGCCCGTAGGTAGAACTGCCGGTCGAACTGCGAGAGCCCCGCGATGTCGTAGTCGATGCCTTCGATTGTTGCCTTCATGGTTTCCTCCCTATTCGTCACACAGATTCCGACCCCGGCCCGCCGTGATCGACAGCCCGGAGTTACTCTTGTAATAGTCGTTTGGCTTGCTGGTATGAGATGGCGGAGAAGCGGCACAGTAGTACACTTTCCTCCCCTCTCGTCCGTGCCCAATAACCTGGATGTTGATAGTCGGTGACTCTACGTTATTGTGGTTCTGGAAGAGCCACATCGGACGGCCGCCATATGTGTGCCGGTATATCTTCAACGTGTTGGCGGCCGTGCCGGTTATCGCATATCTCTGACTCCAGAACGAATCCGCTGAGTCGCGCTGAAATATGCGGAGGTCCTTTCCGAAAAACGTGGACGTCGTGTTGATGATCAGCACTGAACCGATGAAGTACCAGTTGGCGAGGTATGCCATCGTCGTGTTGTACGTCACCGCGGAGTCGTAATCTGAGCTGCCCATGATCTTGTATCCAACTACTGCCATCCATCCTCCTCAGTTGAACACGGCGCCGAACACGCGGCCGTTTGGTGCTGTGAGGTCGCCGTTTTGTGCTATCGTTATCCTCGCGGTTGGGGAAGCTGTCGCCCCGGCTGTGCCGCTTGGGACTGTGTAGAATCCAATTGAACCGTCCGGCGTCATGTTCATTAAAGCCCCGCCTGCTGACGCTACGTATCGCCAAGCCGTCCCATCGTGGTACAGATTGGTGGCGATGTGCATATTCCGGACTGAGGAGCCGTTGTCGATGTCGATCAACCTACCGTTCACGCCCACGTCGACAACCGTCGAGTCGTAGTTACCCTGGAACCTCCGTACCGCGAATTGGTTTATCCATGTGATAGTGCTGTCAGCCGCGCCCGACTCGGCGATCAGCGCCTTGATAGCAACATCTGACTCGGCTTGCGTCTGAATCAATGCCGCCCTTCGGTTCGCGATCCGCTTCCACGACCCGTCGTAGTAGGCATTTTCCAGAACGTGCATCGCGAGTTGACTACCAATGAATCCGTAGTTCGACCCGATGCCGTAGAGGGTAGAATCGAGCCGAATCTCGCCGGCGTAGACGCGCCCCGAAAGTTGAGAGCGCGCATCCCCCGCCGCATCGACCGAGCCGAGCTTGATCTGATCGACCCATGCGCTCGTGCCATCCCACGATTGGAGCGTGAGCGACTTCCCGGTCGCCCGGAGCCGCGCGTCGGTCGTGTTGACCGGTACGAGACTCCCCTCGTTGAGCTCGAGCACGCCGGTGCCGTCGATCGCCGTCGGGTTCTCTACAGTGAGCCGGGCGAGTGTGCCCCATCCGGGTATGGTCGTCGTGTATTTCTGGACCGCTACCTCGTCGAGATCCAGGTACCCGCGCGTTTCACCGCCGGTCGTCGTGAGCGCCGTGGACGTGAACCCGGTACCGCTCGAGATCGTGAGCCGGTCGGCGATGTTCGCGATCACGGCGTTGAGAAGGTTCGTCGAAATCGCGTCCTTGGCGAGCGTGCCGTTCGCTACCGGCGACGCGTTGACGGTGATCGTGCTCGAGGCTGCGCTCACGTCGTTCTGCTTTGTGACCCGGCGAACCTTGTACGTCCACGCGCTCGGCGTGGGATCTTCGGCCGTTCCCCCGAGCGGTAGATCGGCATGAACGAACATTTCGGCCGGCCAATGGAGCGCCGCGGTCCAGTCTCCGGGATCCTGCGTCCCGAGCCCCGTCCCGCCGTCGACCGGCTCGTACCACGTCGTACCGCCGTCGGGCGAGACGAGAATCTCGTAGTGGGATAGGTTCGTGAGGTTGATTTGCCGATCCCATGCAATCCGCGTGCCCAGGTAGAGCCCCACGCCGGCGAGAACCGGCTGTGTCGGCGTCGTCGTCCCGCCGGTGCTCGCGGTGTAGCCGTTGTCGAGGTCGTCGAAGGTCGGGGTGACACCGATCTGCGCCTCGGTGAGCGCGTCCTGCGCGGCGGTGTTCGGCGCGCCGATCCCGACCTTCAGAGCAGCCTCCGACGAATAGGCGGTGATCGCCTGCGCGCGATAGGTCCACATCGGGCGCTGCGGGTTCTTCCGGCGCTCGAGGATGATGACCGTCGTCTGGATCGGCGTGAGGTTGTCGCGCTCCTGGTAGAGCTCGACGATCGCTCCGGGCTCCACTTTGTGCCGGAGCTCGAAGTCGTAGTGATAGTTCCCGAACCGAAGCATGCGGCTCCGCGCCGTGGAGAGTCTGGTCGCGTGTGCGTCGGAGAAAATGAACCGCGACGTGTACTTCTCCGGGTTCGTGGAGGCGACCGGGACCGTGGTCGTGCGCACCGACGAGCGATAGAGCGCGTCTCCGGTGATCTCGAACGTGTAGATGCTCTCCGTGGACCCGGCCGAGTTGCGGAAGTTGACCCGCGCCCGATTCGGCTCGAATACCTGCGTTGAGATCGCGACTCCCGCGTCCGCTGTGAACGCGATCGCGTGCCCGCTCGTGTTGACGAGGGAGAGGTCCTGGTTCTGGAGCCTGGTCTCGCGCCTCAGATACGGCAGATCGAGCCAGCGCGTGCGGAACCGCTGATACTGGTCCTCGATGTCCGAGTCCGGCGGGTAGTAGTCACCCGCCCCGATCGGCTCCCCGGTGAACTCCACCGACCCAGCGGTGGACGAGATCGGCAGGTTGTCCCGGTAGAGCAGCGCGTCCTGCATGACGTCGAGCTCCGCCCAGGTCACCTCCGCGCCGTCGTTCTCCGTCTCGACCTTCGATATCTGCAGCCCACGAGCCGTTCCGAACGAGGAGATCGTCTCGCTCACGGTGACCGTGTCGTGGTCCCACTGGTGGACGCTGAACTTCCCGCCGGCGGTCCAGTACAGAACGTAGCCGTACTCACTGAGCAGGTCGTCCAGGATGTCGCGATAGGTCTCCGCGCCCTCCTCTGCGGTGACCGAGTCAACGCTCGTCGTGATGTTCGGACACCCGGAGTCGATGTACACCGCCGGATCATAGCCGGCGAGCGTGAGAAGCTGGTGCACGATCGAGTTCGGAGCGTCGGCCTTGTCGAGGATCTTGAACCCGGGGTCAGTGACGAGCGCCGGGTACTGCACGCTCGCGCTGATCGGCTCGTCGAGCAGGTAGCTCATGTCGAGCGCTTCGACAGACCGCGGTCCCACGCGCTGATCGATGGTGAAGGAGTCGGTCGGAGCGATCCAGCCGGTGAACTCCCGGGTCGCTCCATCATCGACTGTGCACCAGATCTTGTCGGTTGCGTTCGCGAATGCGTCGGTGATGTCCTGGTCGTGCTTCAGGCGGAAGGAGTAGGTGTCGACGACGCTCCGACGCTTGTCGTTCATCATGCGCCGGAACTCACTCATCGATCCGTCGACGACCAGGTGCGAGACGTCGGTGAACGACGCGTCTCCCGGGAACTGGAGCTTCACCGTCCGAGTGCTCATGCGACTCGCCCCCTGCGCTGCAGCCGACGACCGGCTTCCTCGAGCTTCTCGTACAGATCATCCATGCCGTAGACCGGCGCGTTGATGTTGATCGCAATGCCCATACCGCCGGCGCCTGGCGCCGGGTTCACCATGACGTGCTCCCGGCCGCTCGCGTTATCGCCCACGAGCAGGAGCTCCGGCCCGGAGGTGAGGAAGTTGGCTCCCTTCGCCGCGGAGGTAATCGTCTCCATGTCGGTAGCTGTCTCGACGATCTGCCGACGGCGATCGAGCGCGTCGAGCTCTTTGACGATCTCCTCGTCCCTGCCGCTCCAGAACTTGTCCCAGCCCGACATACCGTTGAGCTCTTCCTGCAGAGCAAGCGCGGTTTGCGCGAGCGCCTGCAGCTTCGTCGTCCGAGCGGCTTCCAGCGCAGCCTGCTGCTTCTCGATCTTGTCCTGCTCAGTCTCGAGCGCCACGACCGGCTCGTTCGCCTCCTCCACGCCCGCCTGGTGCTCCGCGTTGAGATCGCCCATCCCGGCCCGGAACTCCTCGGTCGAGATGAGGTTTCGCTCCCAGGCATCGCGCAGGATCTCGAACTCCTGGTTGAACGAGCTCTCGAGCTTTGCCAGGTGCTCGTCTCTGATCCGCCGCTCATCTTCGAGTTGATCGCGGATGATCTCGAGCCGTTTCTCCGCTGCGCTCTCCTCCGCGGCGACGATACGCTCGGCCCAGCTCGTGTCCGGGCCTCCGCCGCCGCCGGTAGCTCCGATGAAGCCGGAGGCAATGCCAGTAACGCCAGCTATTGCGAGCAAACCCACAGCAAGCGGAATAGCAGCGAGAGGGTTGGGACTCATCGCTACAACTTTCACCGCGGCGAGCGTCGCATACATGGAGATCTGACCAAGGATGTCTGACGCGACATTCGCGAGCACGGAACCCATGGCGTCCATAGCGTCGGTGCCATCCGCGATCGCTCGCCCCATCTCTGTCATCGCCCCAGTGAATGCACGAGCGAGCATGTCGTCGTCGAAGATGTCTCGGACATTCTCGGAGAACTCGTCGAGAATCTTCTGTTCGGCCGATACTGTCTGCTCCGCCGCCGCGATCCGAGCGTCGTAGTATTCCTGGTACATCGCGAGCGACTGCGCGAGACGGAGTTCCTCCTGCTCTGCCTCCCACTCGCGCCAGGCTTCCCCGACCTCCATTACGTCGGTATATCCCTGCTCGAAAGCCTCGGCGAATCCCGTGAGATCAAGCATCGGTGTCGTCTCGCCGCCTCCAAACACCGAATCATCCCAGGCGGTCGCGTCGAACAGATCTCTGGCTTCCGACGCTGCCCCAGCAAGGCCCGAGGACATGGCCCGCAGCGAGTGATCTGCCAGAACGGCAGCCCATGCTATGTCCTCGAGCTTGCCCGTCAGGATCTCAAGTGCTTCCAGTCGATCAGCTTCCTGCGGCGACCCCGCTGCCCACGGATGAGCCTCGAGATACTCGATCTGCTCGATGATCTTGTCGCGCTCGGACTTCTCCGACTCCAGAATGCCCAGGACCACAGACCGGGCATCGGTGAACGCCTGATCGACCGCCGCCTGCCGGCGTGCCGCCTCCTCGCGCTCCAGTCGCTCGGCCTCGAGCCGATCAAGCTCCTCCTGCACGGCTTTCGCTTCCGCGCGAAGCTGGGCCTTCCGGCGCTCGAGTTCGTAGAGCTCATCGCGGAGATTCCGGATCGTGTTCTCACGCATCCGGACGCTCTGCTCCGCGGTCGCCTCACTGATTCTGCCCTGGCGAACCATTGCGGCCGCAAGCTCCCGCTGCGTTTCGAGCTCCACCTCTGCCGCTGCAATCCGCTCCTGCTGCGTCTCGATCGCCGCATCGATGTCGAACTCGCCACTGCTGGGGTTGACGTCTGCGGCGAGTGCCGCCTTCAGGTTGTCGAGCGCCGCGGCGGCATCGTTGCTCTCCGTCACGACGTCGCGGAGCCAGGTGATAAACGGCCGACCGAAGTCGAGGACTGCCTTCCCGCCTCGCTCCCGCATGTCGCCGAGCGCGTTCGTGAGCTGCGTGAGCTCGCCGGTCGCTGTCGCCGCCATGGTCTGCGCGACGCCTCCGACCTGCTGCTCGAGCGTGTCGAGGATGATGCCCTGCGCTTCGGCGAGCTCGCCGGCCTCGACGAGCCCCTTTATCATCTCCTCCTGCGATTCGGTGAAGGAGACGCCCACCCGGCGGAGCGCCGTGAGCCCGCGTTCCGGGTCCTCGAGCGCCTTGCCGAGCTGCATTGCGGAGCTCTTGAGGTCCTGGTCGAATGCGGCGGAGAGATCGAGCGCGAGCTCGGTCGTGCGCTCGAAAGCCTCGCCCTGGATGGACTTGAAGGTGAGCAGAAGCGACTGCATCCCGAGGATCGCCTCGTCGCCGAACGTGGTGAGCCCCTGGAGACCGCTCGCCATGTCGCGGAGTTGCCTCGAGTTGAACCCCGCTGCCTCTCCCGTCGCCCGGAGGACCCCGGCGAGCTTCGCCTCGGCCTGCTCCTGCACCCGGTACGCGTCAACGAGCTGTCGCGAGACGTTGATCGCCGTCCGGATCGCGAGCACCGCGCCGCCCACGGCGCCGGCGACCTTGCCGAACGACATTGCTGCGTTTCCGGCGCTCTTTCCGGTCTGCGTCATCGACCCGTCGACGCGCTTCAGGTCTGCGACCGCTTTGTCGACCTCGGCTTTGACAAGGATCTTCAGTTCGTCATTGGCCATTCTGGTCTTCCCTCATTCGCGCGAGCGTGTGCTGGTGCTCTTGCTCGCAGACCTCGATCACGCGGACGTACAGAATCCGCTCGTTCTTCCATCCCGCCCCGTTCGCGAGCCCGAACCGTGTGAACCGGTTCCACTCGCTCAGCGCATCACGCACGAAGTCGTCGCGCATGATCGCCGGTATGTCGCCACGCCGGATGAATGTCTTCCCGTTCTCTGCAACGGAGGAGTAGACGATATCCTCCTGATCCGGCTCGAAGCTGTAGTCGTCATAGGCGACGCCCATCGTCAGAAGCGACGTCGCCTGTCTCAGTTTTTTTCGCGCTCCTCCCCGAGTGAGATGCCGCGCCAGAGATAGAGGAAGATCTCAGCGACGAGCTGGTAGACTTCCTTCGCCTCGCACGCGACGAGCGCCTCCCCGGACTCTACCGGCTGGTCGTTGTGGTAGTAGTTCTCGATCTTCGGGACGAACGCCTCAACGAGAGCCGTCTGCTTTGGCATCCTTCCGGGACCGAGATCGAACGGTTCGAACTCCTTCGCCGTCGGGAACTTCACCGTCACCCGAATCTGCTCGTTCTCCGGGAGCTCCTGGTTCCCGTTCCACTTCGGGACGAATGTCACCGGTGTCTGACTGCTCGTTCGCATCGAATGTCACCTCCACGACTGCGCGCCTTTTCCCCATGTCGTTGTACGATTCCAGGAACCGCACGTTTTCTACCGCCTCGCCTCGATCCGTCTCGAGTCGGTAGGTCGAAAGCTGGCCGGGCACCTTGCCCGGCCGTATTCGCAAGATCATCCGTGGTTCACCTTACGCGACGGTGCGGATGTAGAACGCCGGCCGCTCGGACCCGACGGCGGTGTAGTTGCAGGTGAACGTCTGCTTCCCCTGCATAGGCTTGTCGCCCTGCCAGTTGTCGAGGATCACCGGCAGGTACTGCATGATGTTCTTCTCGCCGCTCGTGGTCGTCTCGTTGCGCCCGAGGAACGTGTGAATCACGCCCGTGGTCGGGTTCGAGATCGTGATCGACCCCGCGCCGTCGTCCTCGGTCACGGTAAAGAACCGCTTCAGGACCGTGAGCGCGTCCGCGTCGTCGCTGAAGAAGTAGCCGTTCCAGCTTCCGCTGATCTCCGGCTTGTCACCTTCCTCGTAGCTCCGCGCGTCGTCGATCTGCACCGTGTCCTCGAACTTCTCCTTCGAGGCGGAGTTCGGGATGTCGGTGACCCAGGCGATCTTCGTCAGCGTCATCGGCTTCGCGTCGTCGCCGACCGCCGGGGTGATCGCTCCGCCGCCGGTGCCGTTGTACACGACGTCGCCCACGACCGCGTTCGTCGGCCATGCGCTGCCGCTCGAGGCGACCGCCGTGATCTTGTAGAATCCCTCCGTGGCGAGCGCGGTAGTACCGTCCCCCACGACTTCCGTTCCAAGGGCCGCGATCCACAGATAGTTTCGCGTCCCGCTCAGTCGCTTACCCATTACACTCCTCCTGCGAGCGTATCGAGCTCAGCGAGTAGCGATACGATCGCCACCCCCTTCACTCCCCCGGACGTTTCCGGGTCCGCATAGTCGACGTCCCTGATCTCGCTCGTGAATACGTTCCCGGCGAAAGACGGGTCCGCCTCCCATGCATCGTCTATGGCGTCGAGATACGCCATTACTCGTCGATTTACGTCAGTCACCTCTCGCCCGAGAATCGCCACATAGATGTCGATCGGGAGCTCGAGCGTCGCCTCGTCCTCGTTTCGCTCACGGTTGCCAGCCACGAACAGGACCCCGTCGTACCGGTTCAGCGAGTAGGGATTCTCCCAACCCACGCCCCAGGTGTTGACGGTGTCCGTCACGCTGATCTTCGCGAGCGACGTCGGAACCGCGCCCTTGAAGTAGTCGCGAATGCCGGTAAGCACCGCCCAGGTGTCAAACACGCGACCTCCTCATGATCTCGGCGATCGTTTTCCGTGCGATCCTCTCGTGCAGCCGCCCGCGCTTGAACGCGCGCGCCGAGCGTCCCATGAACGACCGACCACGCCGCTCGAACCGAGCGAGGTAGTTCAATCGCCCAGGTACGCCGACACCCGGCCGCACACCGAACACGCCGGCGCGCTGCTTGAAGAACTTCGCCGACCGCCGCGTCACTCCGCGCCGCACAGCGAGCACCTGACCGCTCAGATACCCGCGTCGCACGAACTCCGCGTATGCCTCGCCGATCTTGGACGCGATGTAGTTCCGCGTCTTCGGGAGCGCTTTCGCGAGCCGGATCGTTCCATGTCCACGCCGCTGCGAGGTGACCTTCACTCTGCCCTCCGGTAGCTCTCGAGCACCTGCCGCGCGTGCATCGGAATGGAGATCGCGTGCTCCGTCGTCACGCCGTCCATCCCGCGCTCCACTCGGATCGCCGCGTTGTTGCTCCGCTGTCGATGCCAGAGCCACGAGACGAGCTCGATCGTCGCTTCCTTCAGGTCGTTCGGCACATCGGTGTACCCAGCCGTGTAGACGATCTGCACGCTCCTGCGAGCGGTGCCGAATCCGCCTTCGTAGTAGAGCTCGCCGGCCTCCCCGTCGTAGTAGCAGTTTGCGGTGACCTCGGTTGACGCTGCGAACGTCCGCGCCGCATCGATGTGCACGCTCGTGAGCGCCGTGACCGGCCACTGCTTCAGGATCAGCTCCTTCCGGCCGTTGCCGTCACGGATCTCGGTGTGAGATCGCGACTTGAGCTTCCGCTTCGTCCATGTCTCAGCGAGCGCCGACGCTTGATTGATGAGCTCCTCGGCGAGCGCGGTCTCCGTCGATGCGTCGATCGACTGCCACATCTGCTCGAGGTACGCTACATCTATCAGCGCGATGGTCGTGTCGAGCGCCATACCTTACGCCTCCGCAGTCTCCGACGGCTCGGCGACTGCCTTCTCCTTCTCCGGCTTCCCGCTGAGGATTCGCACGGTTCCGCTCTCCGCGAGCTGCTCCGCCCACGCCGCGTCGATCCGAGCCTTCTGTCCCTTGCGGTACGACAGATCAGCGCCCACGATCGCGCGCGTGAAAATGACCTCTGCGGTGCCTTTCTTCTTCGCCATGCGTCTCCTCCTCGATTCATTGACCGCGGCGGGGCACTATGCCCCGCCGTCAATCATCACGTCGCCGCGTTCTGGTAGTACTTGATGGGGGCGCTGCCCGCATCGACCAGGGCGCCGTCGTGGCGCGAGAATCCGAGGAAACCCACCTGGAGGTAGTCGGCGTACCGCTCCTCGAGGCGAAGCATCTGCATCCCCAGGACGTCCCGAATCTTGTAGTTCGAGAAGTCTCCAAAGAGGATCGACTTCGCGCTCGCCGCCATCACCGGCATGTCCTGGTTGATGATGTACGGGTAGCCGAGGATCGTGTCCGGCTGACGGAACGCGATACCAGGGAGCCACAGCGGCCGGCCCTGCGAGTCCTCGAGCTTCTTCAGCGCCTTGAGCGTCGAGTCATTGAACATGAGCTCGCCGTTCTCCCGGTAGTCGGGATCGACCGAGTGCTCGAGGTCCACGAGGTCCTCGTAGATGATCGAGGTGGTCTGACCGCCTGCGCCGACCTTGCCCTCCGAGGCTCCGGTCACGACGCCTTCAGGCTGTCCGGTTCCGGTCCCCGTGGTGAAGTGCGCGTTCGTGCCGCGAGCGAACCGCATCGCGAACTTCCGAGCGACCCACGCTTCGATGTCGAACGCGCTGTCCTGGAGGAGCTGGTAGCTCACCCGGATGATGTTCGAGGTGTACATGTACGACCCGAGCACCTTCTGCGCGAACGTCACGTCCTGTTCGCTGACCTGCGCGTTCTCCGCGACGATGCTCGCCGCGTTCGCCGTGTCGTTGTCCGACGGGATCGGGAGATCCGCACCGCTTGCCGTTCGGATGATCTCCGCGCGAGACCGGCGCATTCCACCGGCCGCGGCCATGGCCTCGACGAGCCGGTTGTAGAAGTCCTCCGGCACCGTGAAGCCGCCGGCGGATCCGGTCCCTACTGCGAGAGCGCGGGCCTCGTTCGGAAGCGCGGTGAAGGATCTCTGCATGACGCCGCGTTCCTCTCGAGAGAGTCCCTCGCGTCCTTCGCGCATCCAGCGGGAGAAGATGGTGCGATAGCTGTCGCCATCGTCGCCGTCCTGCTCATCGCGCTCCGCGGCACGCTCGTCCGCGTCGCCCATCGCCTCTTCGACGGCGAGCATGCGCTCTTCGTCGTTGATGACCTGCGTCATCGAGTCGATGTCTGCCATGATCCGGTCGAACTTCTCCCGCTCCTCAGCGGTGATCGCCCGGCTCTCCTCGCGCGCCGCCTCTCGGATCGAGCGCGCCTGGTCGTAGAGCGCCTTGCGCTCTCGACGCTTTTCGATGATCTGAGTCAACGTCATGTTGCTCTCCTCCTATAGTGCTGGTTCTATCGCCTCGAGGCGCGCGTCCATCTCGTCGAGCTCGGCGGAGTGGAGCTCCTGCTCCGGCTCTTCCTGCTCGTCGTGTGTGCGCTCCTCGTCGGTCGCCTGCGATTGTGCGAGACTGCGGACTTCCGCAGCGTCCCAGTTCTCCGTCACCACCCGGACCCCGACCTCGGTCTGCGGGTACGCCGGGAACGTGACTGCCGAGACGTCGAAGAGCATGACCTCATGGAGCTCGCGCTCGCTGAAGTCGTTGCTCCAGGTGTCCTTCACCGTCCGGAACCCGAAGCTCATCTGATCGATGTCTCCGCGCTCGAGCGGTGCGATGATGAGATCGCGCACCGTCTGCGTGTCCGGCAGGTCCGCTTCAATGCGGAGTCCCTTCACGTCCTCATTGAGCCGGAGCGTGCCGCTCGTGGTTCGCCCGAGGACGAAGTTCGGGTCGTGGTTGAAGAGCGCACGGACGTCCGCACCATCGCGCAGCGTCTTCGTGAACGCTCCCGAGCGGATGATCTCTCGAAACCCGCCGAGGTCCTCAGACCACTGGTCGAACACCGCCGCATAGCCGACGAGGGTCTTCCCGCCGGCGTCGTTGTCCTGGACACGAAGCTCAGCAGCCGGGAGCACCCAGCGCTGCTTTCCTTCTCGCTTCCTCTGTTCCATCCCTCTCCTCCTCACATCGAGTGTTCGATGCCGCAGTCGCACCCCCGGTGCGCGGGCGGATGCCCGATGTTCGTAGTCGGTCGAAGCGGCTCGGTGTCGTCGTCCGGCCGGTACTCTTCTCCTGCTCTGATGAAGCTCTCGTCGATCCCGACGGTCGCGCCGTCGAGGCCCAGGCAGTAGGGACATGAGTCGCCGCGCGTGCGCCAGATCAGCCGGCTCACGCCCGCGGCCGCATATGCCGCCTTCGCGAACGCGTTCTCGCTGCGCGTGACTTCCCACTCCACATCCTGCGCGGTTCGCAGCGTCTCGTACTCCCCGAAGTACGATTCGAGCGCCTCGAGGGGATCGTCTCCGGACTCGATCGCCGCGTTCAGAGCCCGAACGACGTCGGCCTGCGACATGTTGACGTGTCGCTCAGCGAAAGCTCCGACGTACTCGTCGAAGAAGATGTCGAGCTCGCGCAGCCCCTCGAAGTTCTTGCCGAGCTGGTCGCCCACGCTGACGGTGATCGCGGAGTACATCGCGCGGTAGACCGGCTCGGTCTGTCTGCGAACGAAGTCGACGTGATCGCGGAAGAACTCCACGATCCAGCCTTTGAACTGATTCGCGTCCCGCCGCTCGAGTGCTTTCTTCGCCTCCGCGAGAATGTCGTTGCGCTCGCGACGTGCGATCCGCGCGAACGCGTCCTCGAATACGGAGCGGAACGACTGCGCGATCTGCTTTCGCGTGTGGACGTGCTCGCTTCGTAGCTCCACCGGAGGGAGCGCGCGAGGCTCCTCGTCCTGCGGTTCACTGCCAGGCTCGATCGTGGGCACCGGCGGCTGGTCCGCGGACGCCATGTTGAGTGGCACGAGGTACGTGTCGCCGGCGGCACCATCGAGCGGGTTCATGTTCTCAATCGCCCGCCACTCGTTCGCGTTGATGATTCCCCACTGACGCTGGATCGCGAGAGCCTCGTTCCGGCTCTTGGCGTCACCACGGAGCAGTCCATCGACGTTGTGCTCGACGAAGTAGCGCCCTCGCTCTGCAGCCAGGAAGAGCCGGTAGTTGTAGGTCTGCTCGAATCGCACGAGCCACGGCCGGAGCGTGAACGTCACGAGTCCGATGTTCTGCTGCTCGATCCCGGTTCCCCAGCTCGTCGACTTCTCCACGTCGGCGATCAGGTGCGGAGGGACTCGGAAGAGCCGGGCAATCTCGGAGACCTGGAACTTCCGCGTCTCGAGCGCCTGGGCATCGTCCGGCGAGATACCGGTTTGCTGCCACTTGAGACCCTCCTCGAGCACCGCGACCCGGTGCGCTCGGTCGAGCCCTCCGTGTGACTGTTCCCACGCTGCCTTGAGCCGCTTCTTCGCGTCGTCGTCGAGCTTCTTCTCGCTCGTGATGATGCCGCCCGGGTTCGCGTTGTTCCCGAACAGGCGAGCGCCGAACTCCTCTGCCGCGAGGGAGAGCGCGATCGCCTCCTTGCCCCACTTGATGACCGACTTCCCGGAGATCCCATCGAACCCGAGCCCCGGAACGTGGTAGACACGCTCAGCGCTGAGTACGCGAGAGGTCCCGTCGGGAAGCGGCACGAGGTACCAGAGTCGGCCGCGTTCGATGAACGCCTTCGTCGCGGTCGGAAGCGGCCAGAGCGCGCGGATCTGACCGTCGCCTCCGAACTGTATCTCCGAGAAGTGATTCCCAGCGAGCAGCACGTTCGCGACAGCGAGCTCGCGCCAGGTGAACGACGTCATGAAGTCGTTCGGCCGGTCGTGGAGCACGAAGTAGAGCGGGTGACTGCGCGCCTTCGCCTTCGCGCCGTCCTCGCCGCGCTCGAAGACGTGGAGCGGTAGACTCGCGATCGCCTCTGCGATCACGCGGACGCACGCCAGGACAACGGTCGACCGGAGCGCAGTCTGCTCAGTGATCTTGACCCCGGACGCCGCCGGCGATCCCTGGAAGATGTCCGCGAGCTGCGCGGAGGTGATCGGCGTCGTCGGACGCTCGAGGCTTCGGACGTCGGTCGTGAAGAACCGGTTGATGCCGGTCCGCAGGTTCTTTGCCGCCTGCAGAATGCTCATAGGATCAGCACCTCCCGGCCATCGCCGTAGGCAGAGCCGCCCTCGCCGGTGTTGAGGACCGCTCGGTGCAGCGCCATGATCGACGCGACAATGCCGTCGATTCGTTTTCCGCTCCGGTCCCTCGCCGGCTTCATGGGCATGATGTTCCCCTGCCGATCGCTCTTGACCTCGGTCGCGGCCATCATCCAGCGCAGAATCGGGTTCCCACCGTGAGCGATCTGCTGCGCGAGCACCATCTTCTCGAAGGTGTCCGTCGGCGCCGCCATGCCGGAGTAGCGCTGGTAGATCGGCACCATGGTGAATCCGGCCTCGGTCATGTGGTTCACGATCTCCTGCGCCTTCCACGGGTCGAACGCGATCTCCTGGATATCGAACCGCTCCGCGTCCTCGAGGATCATCTGCTCGATGAAGTCGTAATCGATCACGTCGCCCGGCGTCGGGTGGATGAGCCCCTGCTCGACCCAGTAGGTATACGGCACCTTGTCCGAGCGCTCGCGCTCGATGATGTTGTCGCCCGGGATGAAGAACCGCGGAATGAGGCTGTACTTTTCGAGCTCTCCCTGCGGAGGGATGCAGAGCACGTAGCTCGAGATGTCGATCGACGCGGAGAGGTCGAGCCCGATCCACGCCGGCCGGTGAAGGAGGTCCTGCTGCCGCACATCGAACGTGCAGCGCATCCACTTCTCGTCGAGAATCCAGCGCGTCTCCGCCTGGGTCCACATGTTGAAGTGCTTCGTCTTGATGTCGTTCTGCTTGTGTGGAGAGGAGAGCGCGATGTTGACCTGCTCACGGAGGCGATCGGCCTTCACGCTCACGCCCAGGTTCGGGTTTGCCTTCACCCATACCGACTCGTCGGTCCAGTCGTCGCCCTCGTCGAGCGTGTAGATGATCCCGAAGGTCGTCTCGTCGATCGGATCGTCCGCGGTTCGCGTGACCGCGCGCTCGAGCGTCGTGATAACCCGCTCGCGCTCCCGGAAGCACGGCCCGTTGAGATCGAATCCGGCCGTGGTGATGATGTACGTCATCGGCTGCATGCGCGCCACAGTCGAGTCGACGACGACCTGAACCATCCCGTCTGTCGGATGTGCGTGGTACTCGTCCACGAGAATGAAGTGCGCGTTCAGCCCGTCCTCAGTCTTCGAGTCCTTCCCGAGCGGCCGGAAGCGGGACGCGGTGCCCGGTATCGTGATCGTGGAACCGTTCTTGTACGTCCTCACGAGCCGGCGGAGCACCGGGTGCCGGTCGATCTGCCGAGCGGCTTCATCCCAGGATAGCTTCGCCTGGTCGCGCTTCGTCGCTATCGCATAGACCTCAGCGCCCTCTTCGCGCGGCCGGTCTGCGAGAAAGCAGTAGTTCGCGGTCGCCGCGGCGAGCGTGGTCTTCCCGTTCTTGCGTGCGACCTCGACGTAGGCACGAGTGAACCGTCGCGTGCCGTCTTCCCGGCGCCAGCCGAAGACGCACCAGTCGATGAACTGCTGCCACGGCTCGAGCCGGATCCTCGTATCGTGCCGACGAGGATTCGCCCACTCGCCCTTCGTGTGGCGGAGCTCCTGCTTGAAGTCGATCACGCGCTTCGCCTGGTGTTCGTCGAAGTGAAACGGGAACCCCTCAGACCCGACGCGCGCGAGATCCCCGACGTGACGCTCGACCGCGAGCCGCACGTATCGCGACACCAGGAGGCGATCGTTGAGCACATCGTCGATGTACTGCTGCGCGGTGTACGCGCTGACTGTTGCCATGATCGCCAGAGCGACCGCGATGAGGCTACGCTTCATTGAGTAGCGCCTCCATCGGGTCCTGCTTCTCCTCCTGTGCGTGAGATAGATCGATGCGGTTACGGCTCGCCGGCGTGAGCCCGAACTGCTCGAGGTACGCCTTCAAGAGATTCTCCGCCTGCCTCATGACCTGGTACTCCGGCATGGTCTGCGAGTTCCGCCCGACCAGGTACTCCGCGAGCGAGCGCTTCCGCCTCTTGCCGGTCTCGTCAATCTCGTGAGTCATCGCGTCGTAGAGTTCCTGCGCGCGGCCGTACTGCTGACAGAGCTGCTCGAGCGCGGGAAGGTCGAGCTCCGTGAGTACGCCGTTGTCGACGAGCTGCTGAGCGATCCGCTTCCAGAGCTTCCGGCCCCAGCGGTTCAGTCCGGTCGGCGGCTTCGGCACCTCGCGTACCGGCTCGCCCTCCAGCTCGTTCTTCGGGTTCCGATCCTTGCGGAAGGTGCCGCGGACGACTTTCAGCTGCTTCGGGATTCTATGCGCCGGCATTGGAACCCCTTGCGTCTGAAGTGACATTCTGTGAGGCAACCTGCCCGCTGCGGTCTACGCCCCGAGGCTCTGAAGTTTTGACTCCCCCCTCCCCTGCCCGGGTGTGACCGAATCCGCCGTCCTCGGCGATCGTTTTCCTGCTGTGATCGGCTCGCAACATGGGCACGAGG